ACAAAATGTACAAGATAACAATGTACAAAATGTACAAGATAACAATGTACAAAATGTACAAGATAACAATGTACAAAATGTACAAGATAACAATGTACAAAATGTACAAGATAACAATGTACAAAATGTACAAGATAACAATGTACAAAATAACAATGGAAAAGTACAATTAGAATTAGAGTTACAAGGGAATATTTTAAAACCAGATGTAACATTATTTGATTATCAAACGGGTGATATTAATTGGATGAATGCAATTGAAAATTCTGTATTAGCAAATGAAAATAATATAGAATACAATTATTCACTTGCATATAATGTATATGATAAATTTATAGCATATAACAATACATTATTTCCTATAGATATAAATATAGATTCGTTTACGGTAACAAAAACATTAAAATATTATGGTGGGAATATTATATCAGAAGTTGGTTTAGGTAAAACACTAATTACATTATATTATATTTTGAGTAAAAATAAAAACGATTGTCAATTTGTGGAATTTACAGATGGTTGTAATTATTTTTATAAAAGAGGCAAATCTAAAGGTGAAAATTGTAAATCTAATAGTGTAAGTGGTGAGCTGTATTGTAAAAGTCATAAACGAACAATGTTTATAGATAAAAGAAATATTAATTTACGTAATTTAGAAAAATTTAGTATAAACGATTATATGTTTGACAATAAATACATTACGACTAATGCTACATTAATATTATGTCCAAATCATTTATGCGATCAATGGGTGCAAGAATATTATTCTAAATTTAAAAATAATCATAGAGTTTTATTAATTGTTACTTACGATCAATATACAAATGTTACTCTTGCTGATTTGTTATTTGCAGATATCGTAATAATTTCCTACAATTTTTTAGTAAATAAACGTTACGTACAACAAATGGGCGAAGAAATATCCCTTGATTGTAAATTTAAAAATCAAGGATTTGACATTAACAAAGATTTGACAATTAGTGAACGAGAGAAATTATTAAATTCAAAGGCGTTTTCAAAATTTAGTTGGTTTCATTGGGACCGAATTATTTACGATGAATCACACGAAATACAAAATATATACAATAATAATTTTATTAGGTATATAAAAAATATCAATAGTACATATAAATGGAATATATCTGGTACACCTTTTGCCAATAAATTATCTAGTTTTATTAATTTGATGTCATATAATACTTGTTATAATAATTCTTGTAGTCTTTATAATTCTTGTAGTCTTTATAATTCTTGTGTACGTACGGATGATTTAATTGAATTAGGATTAGACTCTGATATTATTAATAAATGTAAATTTCTTTTTAGGAGAAATACAAAACAATCTATAAAAAATGAATGTACTGGTAATATTTTAAAAGAACAAGTCAATTTGTTAGATTTTACTTGCCAAGAGCGTTCTATTTACGATGGTTATGTACAAGGAGCTAGATCAAATTATTATGATTTTTTGATAAAATTATGTTGTCATCCAGAATTAAATAATGATACAAAGGAAATGATTAAAAATTGCAAAACATTTGATGAAATTCATAAATGTATGGTTGATCATAATAAAAATTTATTAGAAAGGGAATCAATGCGTATAAAAAATGCCGAATCAGATATTAAATATTACGAATCAGAAATTAATAAATTCGATGAACCTTATTCAGATTCGGATTTAGAATTTATAGAACCATTGCGATTAAAATTAAATGGATCAAGACGTCAATTAACATTATCAAGGAAATCACATCAAGAAATATCTAGAACGTATAATTATTTAAGAACTTCGGTTGAAACATTAAAAAATACCCAAGAAGAAATAACGTGTCCAATTTGTTTAGATGAAATTGAAACTGATAGTTTAACGATTACAAAATGTGGTCATAAATTTTGTTGGGATTGTATTTATGCAACGCATCAAGTACAAAAACAAACAAATGTTACAAAAGTAAAATGTCCAACATGTAATACATTAATGGATAATACGGAAATATATTTATTAAGTAAACAAAATTTATTATCTAACGAATCGGATTTGCAAACAATTATACAAAATGTTAAATCAACAAAAATTGGAAATATTATTTATTTTTTAAAAACATTTACAAGTAAAGATGATAAAATTATTCTTTTTTCACAATGGGATGAATTATTACATAAAGTTGGTGGTATATTATCAGATCAAGGTTTGAAAATAATGTATTGTAATGGTACTGTTTATCAAAGAAAACGAGCAATTGATTCTTTTTGTAAAGATCCAGATATTAATTTAATATTGTTGTCATCAAGGAATGCTGCAAGTGGAATTAATTTAACCGTTGCTAATAAAATTATATTATTAGAACCAATTTATGGTAACAAAGATTATAGAGAAAATATAGAAGAGCAAGCTATTGGTAGAGCTGATCGTTTAGGTCAGAAAAGACCTATTTATATTTATAGATTTATTATAAAAAATACAATTGAAGAAGATATTTATACAAATTGTATAGATGATAGTAAAATACGTCAATTAAACTAAAAATGTTGAAAACTAAAAATGTTGAAAACTAAAAAATTGATTATAATTAGTTAATGTTAAATATTAATACAAATGAAAATTGTTTTAAAAAACATTGATGAAATGATAGAATTTGGTATTTTAAAAGAAAATGTTGATAATTTGCTAGAAATTTGTAAAAATTTACACGTATACAATACTAATCAATATTTTTACAATTTGGTTTCTAATTTAGAAGAAAAAATTACATCAAGGGCGTATTCACTAGATGACGTATACATATTAGAAGATCTTGATTTTTTTAAAACATTTTTTAAAAACAATTAAAATAAATTAAATTTTAAAGTTTTCAATTATTTTTGTATCGTAATATAATAGAAGCACAACAATCGTAATCACCACTACTACCAACGCTGTGTATAATATAAAATGAAATTTCTTCATTTTTAAAATAAGCTTTAGTTTCATCTTTAGTTTCATCTTTAGTTTCATCTTTAGATATTTTTTCAAATACAAATTTATTTAACAAAAAATAATCTTTGTTAAGTTCAAGTTCAATTATACAATTTACTTCCGGCTCAACTCTTAAATATTCTAAATCTTCTGTATTATAAAAATCTAATAAAGTACATTCTTTATTTTTCATTACATCGTAATATTCAATATAAGCTCTATGTATACATCCAGTTTCATTTAATTTAAAATGTTTAATTAGTAATTCATATAAAATAGGTGGTAAATCTTTAAAGTCTTCTTTAAATTTTTCTAATGTCATTTTTGTTTTTATTTTTTAAATAATTTAAATAAATTCAATTTTAAAGATTTCGCAAAATATCATTTTCACGACTAAATTTATTATCACTACCAGGAACTGTCGTTCCATAACACCAATACGACGATCAAGTTTAAAAAGGTATTTTAATTTTTGGTAATCAACATCCATTTTTTCACATACTTGATAAATTTCTTTTTTAATTTAATTTAATTTAATTTAATTTAAAATTATATAGTATTATGTGGATAATATATAATATGGTTACTAATTATTTATATGATAAAATACACGGTACAGATCCTGATCCTGATCCAGATACATATATAGACGAATCTACACAGACAGATCCAACAGATCCAACAGATCCAACAGATCCAACAAACCCAATAAACCCAATTACATTTAGTAATTTTGAAAGACACAATTATTTTAAACATTTGGAATTTGCAAATCAAAGTTATTTTGAACATTTTCGAGATTCTCTATTTTATTGTGGTATTAGTTTAAAAGGTGCCTTTTACTTTTTTTGTCACGGGATTTGGCCAGATAGTTTTCAACAAAATGGATCAGAAACTATACACGATTTAAGTAATATAATTTATGAAAAATACAAACAACGTATAGAAGAATTGCATAGAATTAATTAAAAAAAAATAAATTATTTAATTAATTTAAAATTGTTTGTTATTTGTAGTTACTTTCTTATGAATGATCTTACGAATGATCTTACGAATGATCTTACGAATGATCTTACGAACGATCTTACTACGAATGTTTATCGCAACAAATTAAAAAGACATTTAATAGATCCATTAGAAACAACAGTTTGTACTGATAAAGTAAATATATTTACGGACTCTGTAAAGTTGATTTACTTTTGGAAGTCTACAACAGACAATTGTTTTTTTGAAATTTTCAAATATCTTGATAAATTTATTTGCATAAAAGATTCAACTGGGTATATTTATAATTTGTGGAATGAAGAAATAGAGAACGAATCAATATATAATGAATCAATATATAATGAATCAATATATGATATTATCAAATATATCTTCAACAGAATTTGCATATACGATGACTTGTCTGAAATTAAATTTTCAAAATTAGAAAATCAAGATTTAGTAAAAGATGTTTTATTATTTTATAATGAATATACTAAAAAATTAACACAATAAAATTTATATTATATTTTCGTATTTAGTATAATATTCATCAAAAACATTTTTAATTAAAATATAAGATTGTGAGACCGTGTTAATAAATAGTTGTTCGGTTTCAACATTATTATCTAAAAAATTTTTAAAATCTTTTATTAGCAATTTTATTTTGGAATCATCATATGCTAATATATCATCTTTTACATACTTGTCTAATATTTTATAACCCATCATAAGGCCTAAATAGAACATGTAAGAATGTTCTAAAGGATATTCTTTGCATTTTTGTAATAAAATTTCTAAATTTTTTGATACATTCATATCAATATCATTAATATTAATATTTTTTTGCAATCTTGTAAATAATGGCATAAAATTTTTATATTTGGTCCTGTCCTTTAAAAATGCACTTTCTATTTTATAAATACAAATTTTGTTAAAATTTATATATAATTTTGCTGCATCTGGATTTTTACGAATTAATTGTACAAAACTGTGACGATCTACTTGAATATGATAGTCTTTTGTATCTTGGTAAAGACGTTTTGTAAAATTATCAGGATGGCTCATATATATTATTTATATTTTATAAAAAAAAGATATAAATAACGTATATTATTTTGGTCGAAATATATATTGTCTAAAATGATTCATTTCTTTATCACGTACAATATTTTTAATAATTTCATTAAAATCTTTACCTAATAATCGTTGTATCATAAAATATATAGCATAAACGCCACATTCATTATTTTGCAATTGATGTTTTACAGTATTATAATGTGTTTTATAAGTTAAATTGTATTGTTTTAGATAATGGTTTACTCGATCTATAAACATTTGAATATTTTTATTTGGAATTCTACCGGCAGAATCATAATATTCCAATGTTTTCTTTTTATTATCAATTAAAAATGAAACCCAATGGCTACCTGGTTCATTGTGAGTATCCAAGTTAAATACAATACCTATTCGTTTATGATCAAAAATCCTTGAATAATCTACGTGTGTTAATCTATAGAAATCAGATGGTAATGCACCCAAAAATTTAAAAGTTGGATCTAAATCTTGGTATTGTTGTAAAACATTGTCAATATCTTTTGTACTTAACCAAGAATTCATTGTACGTGTTATTTTTGGTTTAAAAGTAAAGTATTTTAATTTTTCTCCAAGATACTTGTCCTTTATATTATTTATAAAATCAAGGTCTATCCAACAATATTCATATGGACAAATGTATTTTAAACGATTGTAAATAGAATACCATAATTTTTTTTTAGATTTTTTAATGTCAATCAAGGCGGTTGGTAGACATCTTTTATCTTTTTTATAATCTTTAGAATCTTTTTTAGAATTTGGACATACTTTGTTTGTTTGAATGTAAATATTAAAAGCTAATGCAATTTGTTTTAATTCATCGTATTCAAAACATGTATAATGGTCTTTTATATTTACACTTGGCGAACAATATGACATCTTATTTTATTCTCTATATTTACCATACATTAAAAATTTATGAAATTAATTATTTTATTCTTAATTTAAAAATAAAAAGATTTAACCTAATATAAAATGTCTGGAAGTTATTACGAAATTTTTATTAAACAATTTGTTCAAACACTTGCTCAGTTAAGCGCTGCAGCTTTAACAACATCAGTTGCTGTCCCACTTTATAATTTTTATATTCGGAGAAATACATACGAAAAAGTTAACCTTGAAGAAGACCTTGAAGAAGACTTTGAAGAAGACCAAACAAATCAAACAAATCAAACAAATGAAGCAAATGAAGCAAACGAAGCAAACGAAGAAGATAATTCTTCTGATAATTCTTCTGATAATTCTTCTGATAATTCTTCATCGGAAATGCCGAGTGAATGTGGAAGAGATGAAATTATTACTTCAAAATCATCGAGTCTACCCATCTGGTAGTGAATTTGAGAAAATGAACAACATATACACAGGAAGAAAATTCTTCTAATAATTGTAAATTTATTATATTTATTATATTATAAAAGATGGCAGATAATACAATCATTATTGTTATAGTAGTTATAATATGTTGTTGTTGTAGTTCTATTATTGGCGGAGTTATTTATTCAAGTTCATCAAGTTCGCCAAGCGATGAAGTGACTAACGATGAATCTAGCAATGAATCTAAAAAAACATCATCACCTGCATCAACAACACCCGCAACAACACCCGCAACTACACCTGCACCTGCATCAACACCCGCAACTACACCTGCACCTGCATCAACACCCGCAACTACACCTGCACCTGCATCAACACCCGCAACTACACCTGCACCTGCATCAACACCCGCAACTACACCTGCACCTGCATCAACACCTGCACCTGCACCTAAACAAGCAGGCAATTCATGTTCTTCTACTATTAATGACGGACTGTGTTCTGAAATGAAATCAAATCATTGCAATGCTGTTATACAAGGTGATGGAAATGTAGTTGTTTATAGCAATGGGAATCCTGTTTGGGCAAGTAGTACAAATGGTAAGGGATCTGCGCCTTACCATTTAAAAATGCAAGGTGACGGAAATCTTGTAGCTTATGGTGCATCTGGACCAATTTGGGCAAGTAATACAAATGGTAAAGGATCTGGGCCATACAATGCCGTTATGCAAGATGATTGTAATTTCGTAGTATATGGTGCATCTGGACCAATTTGGGCAAGTGATACAAATGGCAAGTAATTAAAATTTATAACGATAATCGTAATCGTAATCGTAACCGTGATGATAATCGTGATAACCGTGGTGATAATTGTGATAACCGTGGTGATAATTGTGATAACCGTTGTGATGATAGTAGTTGTACAGATAATCATACCCATAGCGTTTATTTAGTGTTTTGTAGCCAAAATGCATTTTATATGTTGTTTGATATAAGTATATAAAAAAAATTTTTTATAAAACGACCGACATTTGAATTGTACGAATCATATAGTAAATTAATAAAAATTTAAAAACAATTCATTATTATTTAAATAATAATGAAACAAAAAATTGCATGTGTTTATTTAATTGAAAATTTGACGAATGGTAAGAAATATATAGGTCAAACTGTAAATTTTCAAAGAAGAAAAAATGGTCATAAAAAAGATAGTAAAACAAGTGCAACACCATTATATAAATCTATTAGAAAATATGGTTGGGAAAATTTTGAATTTATTATTTTAATTAAAGATCATACTATAAATTATAATTTTTTAGATTTTTGGGAATGTTATTTTATAAAGTTATTTGATACATTGAATAGAGAAAAGGGTTATAATTTAGAAAGTGGTGGTAATTTAAATAAAGTATTTACAGAAGAAGCTAAAAAAAATATGAGCAAAGTGAAACTTGGTAAAAAAATATCAGATGAGACTAAAGAAAAACTACGTGAATTAAATTTAGGTGAGAATAATGTATTTTATGGTAAAAAACATAAAGACGAGTCAATTCAAAAAATGAGAGAAAAACAATTAGGAAAAACAAAACATTATCAGAAGAAACTAAACAAAAAATTAAAAAATCAACAACAGGTGATAAAAATCATTTTTATGGAAAGAAACATACTGACAAAGTTAAGAATAAAATTAAAGAACATCATAAAAATAATGAAAATTATGCTTTTCATGGTAAAACACATAAGGAAGAAAGAAATAAACAATTAAGTATAAAAAATAAAGAAAATGACTGGAACGGAAGAGGCAAAGGAGTTTTATATACTAAAAGATATGATAGAATATTAACAACTAATTTCAATGGAAAAATAAAATCAGTTAATATAAGTAAATATAAAGATTTAAGTATTCCCTTGATCATTTGTACACGAATATGTATGGAAAATGAAATTGATTTTAAATCTAATTTAGTAAAAGATATGTTAAATTTCGTTCAAAAAATTGATTTAAAAACAATAAATTTTATAAATTAAAAATGCAATTATCAAAAGAAGAATTAAACAAAACTTGGCTTCTCACAGGTGCATGTGGACAAGATTCGAGCTTAATGTTTGACTTACTTTTAGAAAAGGGTTATACTAATTTACACGGAACGATGAGACGTTCAGCTACATTTAATACTCAAAATATTGATCATATTTTTGATAAATTAGAATTACATTATTGTGATTTGACAGATCCAATGAATGTTTATAATATAATTGCAAAAGTAAGACCAGATTATATAGTACACTTTGGAGCCCAAAGTCATGTGAAAATAAGTCATGACCTCGAGAATTATACATTTCAAACGAACACATTAGGTACATTAACAATTTTACAAAGTGTTCGTTCTTTGGGAATGGAAAAAACATGTAAAATATATTCAGCTTCAACTTCTGAGATTTTTGGTAATATTACAGATGGTAGTTTTAAATTAAATGAAGATTCACCTCAAAATCCGTGTTCAGTGTATGCTATATCGAAATATGCTGCCCAACAATTATGTAATATGTATCGTGATGCTTATGGAATGTTTGTTGTAAACAGTTTACTTTTCAATCACGAAAGTCCACGTAGAGGTGGAACTTTTGTTACAAAAAAAATTACTAATTATGTTGGAAAATATTATAAAACCATTCCTAGAGGAGGTTGTGGATCACCAAGTGGAAAGTTAGCAAATAAATCTAGAAAAAACAATGCTCTTGAAAAAATTGAACCATTAGAATTAGGTAATTTAAATGCTAGACGTGATTGGTCTCACGCAAAAGATATGTGCTATGGAATCTATTTAATGTTGCAACAAGAAACACCAAAGAATTACGTTTTATCTAATGATACAACCCATTCCGTTCGTGAATTTGTAGAATTAGCATTTAAAGAAATTGGTGTTGAGATTGTATGGCGAGGAACTGGTATAGATGAAGTAGGTATTAAACGAGGAACGGAAGATGATTCAGAACCACATATAATTATAAAAGTTAATCCTAAATATTATCGTGATATTGATATCGAATGTTTAATAGGTGATTCATCAAAAGCAAGAACTGAATTAAATTGGTGTCCAAAATATAATTTTGAAGAATTAGTAAAAGAAATGGTTCAATCAAGTATAATTGAATAATTGAATAATTGAATAATTGAATAATTGAATAATTGAATAATTGAATAATTGAATAATTGAATAATTGAATAATTTAAAAACAAAATAGACGATAGGTTTAAAACATTTTATATTTTTATAAATATACTATAAAATGTTTACATGTATTGTATGTAATAATAAGAAACACAATGATTTTTATTCTGATCATGTATATTGCGACAATTGTTTTCACATACAAAAAAAATCGCTAAATATAGTTTTGCCATTTGAAAAAACAGGTTACAACAAAGAAATTTATAAAGGACATATACTGGATGCAATTGCGTCCTTACCGATTCGACAAGGTTCTATTAAAAAAGATCAAGATGAAACGTATAAAATTTTAAATGTAAATGATACGAATACAGATATATTGGATGATATACTTGGTATTTTAGTAAAAAAAATATCAAAGTATAAAATTAAAACTATATCTATATCAACATTATTTAATCCTAGTTTTTTTTCGTGCCACGAATCCAGTAAATTAACATTATCCGATTATACATCAGATATGATAAAAAATGATTACGGAACTTTTGATGTAATTATTTTAAATGACATATTAGCTTATACAAATGATCCATTAACAGTTTTAAAATCTTGTGAAAAATTGTCAAATGAAAAGACACTTGTTTTTTCAATGAATTTACATAGTAGAGTATTTTCATCTATGAAATTATTTACTATGGATAAAAATGTTAATAGTATATTTAACACAAATTCTATGAAAAGATTATGTTATTATTCAGGTATGCAATTATCCAATTGTACAATAATAAACGAATGGAATTTATTTACATTAAAACGCGGTATTGAAAATGTTCCACCAAGAGTTATTGTTAATATATTATATGAAGAAATGATTGTAAAAATTTATGATAAATCATTCTATAACACATTATTGGTTAATTGGCAAACACATATATCAAATGTTAAAAGTATAATAAAAAAATATACGAGTATTAATTATAAAATAGTAGCTGTTTCTGATTTACAATATGATTTTATGTATTTTAATTTTTACAACGATTATTATATTAATTCGCGTGATTTGTATAAAATAAATAAATTAAACAAAAATGACAAATACATAATCATCATATATGATTATATAAATTTTAATAATATGAAAATGAAAATAACAGAATCTAATAATAATAATTTGTTGTTTTTTGATATTTCTAGTTTGATAAGTTACAATTAAATTGTTTTAAGTTACAATTAAATTGTTTTAAGTTACAATTAAATTGTTTTAAGTTACAATTAAATTGTTTTAAGTTAAGTATCACCACTCACCACTATAATAACTAGATGATCCACCATATGATCCACCATATGCTCCACCATATGCTGGAGGCATACCAGGCATTGAGAAGCTTGCACCTTCTGGTCCAATAGATCCAGATCCTCCGCCCATCATAAATATTCCTCCAATAGATACAAGTATACAACAAACAATACAACAACTTATAATGTAAGGTACCATAGCTGCACCTACAAGACCACTTAAGGATGCAATGGGGTCGTAACCTTTTGCGGTTTGACTTTGTTCACTTGTAGTAGTTGAAGTAGTATCACTTGAAGCTTTTCCCTTATTTTCAGTTGCTACACCATAACTACTTAAACATTCCATCATAACATCATTTGCTTGATCAAATTTAGAATCTGTTACGGTAGAACCAACAATATTAATAACATTCTCTTGGTCAATTTGCATAACACATCCAACAATAGCTTCATTGACAGTTTTTTTACTATCATTTAATGTAAATTTGTTTTCTTTAGTAATACTCGTATTACTTTCTGCATTAGCTAATCCAATACCAGCAGAAGCATTTTGTTCTAAACCTTGTTTAAGAGCAGTCATTAATTTATTTTGAGCTTCTGTATCATTTGTAGTTGCTATAGCTGTTTGTAAAATACAAGTATTTTTAGCAGCATTTTTCTGATTAGTTGTTAATTTAGTAACAGTGGAACCAACAATATTCAACACATTGCTTTGATTACTCGTTGCTTTACATGTATTTTCAACTTTATTAAAAGTTTCAGAAGACATGTTAATATCAGTACTATTTAATTCTTTAATATCAACTGTGGATTTTGTTTGCGATGCTCCCATTAATATTATTTATAAATAAAATAAATATAAATAATTAAATACCAAAATACAAACGTTAAAAACAAATGAACATTTACATTTAACGTTTGTTTTTATTAAATGGTTGAAAATCATATGTTATTTTATCACGATGTGATTTTGCAGCTAACCATAAAAAGAATTCTAAATAGCTTAATATCGTATCCGTAGCTATTTTATCATCTACCTTTGTTATCCAAGCATCTCTTACAGATTCGGGTATATTTATAATAATAATACGTTTTAAAGCTATAACTAAACCGGCTAATGCGTCTGATTTAAAAAATTTACATTTAGAATCATATGCTTTTTGATTTTTAGATGAAACTTGATCACAAGCTGTTCCAATTGTATCTTTGAATTGATAAAAACGTCGTTCTAATAATTTTTCTAGATCTTCAAGATTTGTTACCTTAAAAGGTTCTATTTTAGCTTGTTGTATTTTACCCCCAACTTTAATACTAATTGTTTTTGTTTGAGAATCATCTATTTGTCCTAGATACAGCTGCATAGGTAATTCGATAAGTATACGGTTATCCATATATAAATAATATACTTCAACATCTTGATATTGACAATTACATAATCCAGGTGAATCTTCACAAGTGAAAGTATCTGCGGGTGAGCACTTGGTTCGAGTAGTATTATTAGCATTAATATTTTGCTTAAAAAAACTACTATAAAGACCATCATTCTCAAAACTATAAAACTCCTTACCATCTACAACAAATGTTTTCAAATCATACGTATACTGTATTGTATTTGGTGCATAAAATACGTCATCGCTTGTATACCAAGGATTCAAAATCATTGTTGATAATACAGGATCTGCTTTTATTAAATTTTGATCTGGTAATCGCCAAGTTCCATTAAAAAAATTTTTAATTGATGTAAATATTTTACTAGTATCGTATAATGTAAGGGCTTTTTCTCTAAATTCTGAATCTGAAATCATCAAAGGATGAAATGCACAATATTCTGTACTATAAATACCGTTTCTACCAAATATAGATCCGGTATCTTTGTCTACAATCGTTTTACCACTTTCGTCTACTACTGTACAATAATTATTATCCCACAAATAATCAATACTAAATATTTCCTTGTATTTTTTATGAAGAAAAATTACTGAAATGACTAATATAACAATTATTAATAATAGACTTGTTGAACCTGTTAAGCCAAATATTGATCCTAATGCCATCTCTACAAATATCAAATAAATTAATTATAACTAAATTAATTTAATTAATAAATACACGTACCAGTAAACTGACAACCAGTAAACGTAAACTGACAACCAAATTTTTTTACAACAGAATTTTTTAAACAAATTGTATCTTTGCAGCTAGTGAACGTTCACTTGTTTTAATAAAATGATCATTGCTATCCAAACTTAGATATTTTTCATCATAAAACTTTATATAATAATTTTCATTGTCCTTTTCTAAAGCTAATTTTGAATTTGGAGCATAAGGATTAAAACTATTTACCTTTATCATATCATCTTTACAAGTCTCACCAAAACAAGATGCTATATAATAACCACCACTCGATAATGCAATCAAATCATCACTGAATTTCATAATACTAAATTGAACTCGTTCAGATTCAGTTTTACTTGCGCATAAATGTTTATCTGCACATATTTTGGCATATTTGCCATCTGCTGTTTTTAATACTATACGTTGATTTGTTTCAAATCCTTCCTTTGATTGTGTCCTAAAAAAGAAGAAATAAATTGCAATTGCTGCAACGATTAAATAAACAATGTTAAGATCCATATTTATCTTTGTATTATATATTATATTTTTAAAAAAAATTTGTGTAATTTGTTATTTAATAAACAATATTAACGACATACTCATAGATATACATAATAATATAACAACAAATCCTATAATTGTACCAATACCATATGTATATAATTTTGCAACACTTTGAGCAACTTTTGGATCTTGAGTTTGAATAACTTCACCACCACAACTTGATTGATTAAACGAAGACCCCGTTATATTACTACCCAAAGCAGTTATACTACTTTCATCTACACAAACATCAGGACATTTTTCATCTTTTACAAAGAAAAATTTATAAGAATTTGCATTTTTATTACATTTATCCGACCAACATTTAACAGGAGTTCTACCTAAAGCAGGATCTGGTGCATCTTTTAACATATTTGTAGAACAACCACAAAAATCTTGATCGTTAGGATTTTTGTTACAATAATCTTGAACCCATTGATCACATTGGATTGAAGGGTTAGCTAAACAAGGATCATTCACACCCATTTTATATTACAATTTGACAAGAAATTAAAAATTACTAAATTAATTCAAGTTACAATTTAAAATACAATTTAAAGTACAACTATATATAATGGAAACAACAATAAAAACATTACCATTTGAAATATGGTATGAAATTATAAAATACATTGATATAACCACGTTAAGTAAATTAATTTGCACTAATAAATTTTTTAACATCATTATTAATAATAACTTTTGGTATTTAATTGATAATATAATTGAATACGACCATTTCAACTATACATTAATACCGGCAACTATACAAACATTTAACAAGTATACCTATTTAATAGATTGGAATTCGATTATATTACATAATCAAAGTTGTACTGGTAAAATTATACCAGAAAGTACCGTAGTTTGGATACCAAACAATAAAGACTTGGAAATTATTTCTACGTGTCAAACATTTTCACATGATCTTACAAGACAACTGTTTCACAAAATCAATTATAAAACAATCTTGTCTACACAAACAATTCCTCGTGATATTTTATATAAAATAATAGAAACTAATAGTTTTACTTTGTCTAATCAAGATTGGTATTATATATGGAGTAAACAACCTATCGATTACGACTTTGTTCTGACGTTTATAGATAATGTACAATGGCACCCGTTATCATCGAATAAAAATATTGTATGTTATGAAATTATACAAAATTATGGTGAAAATATTATATGGCAAGAATTTACAAAACATAGTATAAACGAAAATATTTTAGGATCATTTATACACAAATTTGATTTTATATGTTGGAGCAATATATCAAGGTTTACTGAATTGTCAGAAACATTTATAAAAACTAACTTCCAGAACTTGGAATTAGGATCATTAATTAGATATCAATGTTTATCTGAAAAATTATTAAATGATATTGTTTCTAAATTTTCAGAAACGGATTTTACTTTTTATTTTACAAATATATTGACGTATCAAAAATTATCAAAGGAATTTTTATTAACGTACAATAGATACAGTAAAGATCAATTATTAAGACATCTTGTAAAAAATAAACGGATACCTAGATCATTAATACACGATTTACAATTAATAGACACGTCGATTAGTTCCGTCAATTACACTGTTTGAATGTAAACAATTATACAATGTTGTTAAAATGGTATCATTAGATATATCATGGGAATTTTCTATATAATTTTTAAATTTTTTAAAATCATATTGCCAATACAATATATCAGTATCCGAATCAAGAATCCCACGTGTTATACCCGAATAATCTGGTGCACTACATTTGAAATCCAATACAAATTTATAATTTTCAAATTCTGGAAATAAGGATTTTTCTTCGTGATAATGGTATCGAATCCGACATTTGGAATAATTATGAATAATCATATTTTAATAATGATGTATTTTTTTGTATTTTTTCAATTGTTTATAAAAATTTGTTTATAAAAATTTGTTTATAAAAATTTGTTTATAAAAATTTGTTTATAAAAATTTGTTTATAAAAATTTGTTTATAAAAATTTGTTTATAAAAATTTGTTTATAAAAA